AAAAACGTTTACGACAGGGTTGGATCCACCTTGGACGATACCAAGGGTGCACGTCCATCTCGGAACACCTCCCCGATCGGGAGGGAGCATGAGCGGTTAAACCGAGCCGCAGGTTCGAGTCCTGGTGTTCCGATTGGCTTCGAGAGAAGCTATCCAAACTACATACATTTTTTGCAAACGTCCTGTAGAAATACGGGGCGTTTTGCAGTATTATAAAAGAAAATGCATGTGGGAGGAAATAAAATGAGATTATACAGTATTTATTATTTGTGTCAAAAATACAAAGATGATGTTATTAAGTGCGATACTCAAGAAGTTACTGTTTCTGGAGGGGGAAAAATAGTTCAATGGAAAAACTGGGAAACATATAAAGAAATGTTATTGGTTTTACGTGAAATCAAGTGCTTAAAAATGAGCGTTGAATCCATATATGAAAAAATCCCTGTTATAGAAAGAGAAAAGGCAATCCCTACTATTAGTACGGGCTTATGGGGAGAAATTAGAAATAAACAGAATGAGCTATCTATGCAACTAGAAGTAATTACGATGCTATATGAAAGCATGGGGTTAAACGAAAAAAACAGAACCTGAAGGAATTGATGTTAAGATTCCTAAATGCGATTCGTTAGGAAAATATATTACTTTATTGAAGGATGTTCAATTTGTGTTTGAACAATGCCCATTTTTGCAAAGCGAAGAAAGTACAATTAAATTTAATTGCGTTGATGTAGGGTCACAGTGGCTTTCATTTTTGGTTGCTGCAAGTGTCGGAAGTGCAGCGGTTGCATATATTTTTAAGAATTTAGCATCTATGTTGGATAGGGCAATTCAGCTGAAATCACATATGAATAATTTAAAAGAACAAGAGGTCCTGTTAAGAAAAGCGAATTTGGGTAATGATGTTTTAGAAACAACTGCAAATGCGCATAAGGCGATAATTGAACAATATGTGTCACAAGCGGTAAAAGAGATTGAAGAACAAAATTCAGAGAATAGACTTTCTGATGGAGAAGAAAGAGGAAAGGCAGAAAAAAGTTTAGAAAAATTAGCAGAATTAATGGATAAAGGTGTAGAAATATATACATCAATAGATACCAGCAAAGATATTCAAGTTTTATTTCCGACAATAGATGGCGGAGAGTCATTGCCCTCCGACATAATGAAATATTTAGAAGATAAAAGACAAGAAAAAGAGAACTAGTTTTATACCGAAAAGCGAAACGAATGAGAGGTGGTGAGGCTTGGCAAGAGCACCAGATCAGAGAATAGAGCAGGCCAAGACATTATATGATAAAGGTCTGAAATTAATAGATATTGCCAACCAGTTAGGAATCCCTGAAGGAACCGTCCGGAGCTGGAAGAACAGATACAATTGGGATTGCAACGTTGCAAAAGAAAAACGCAACGTTGCGAAAACCAAAAAGAATAAAAAACAGAATCAGAAAGAGCCGTCTGTAGATGAGGTCAGTTCTATTATAGAGAATCCAGAACTGACTGATAAACAGCGGCTCTTTTGCGTTCATTATATCCGGTGTTTCAATGCAACAAAAGCATATCAGAAAGCATATCAATGCAGTTATGAAACGGCAGTGGTAGCAGGACCGAGAATGTTAGGAAATGTTAGGGTAAAAGAAGAAATTTTCCACCTGAAGCAGGAACGCCTTAACAGAGAGTTCCTTTCAGAAGCGGACATCTTTCAGAAGTACATAGATATAGCCTTTGCAGATATCACTGACTACATGACATTCGGTACGGAAGAGGTACCGGTTATGGCTATGTATGGACCTGTGAAGATAAAGAATCCTGAGACCGGCGAAGAGAAGCAGCTTACAAAGATTGTAAATACAGTTCGGTTCAAGGATTCTTCTGAGGTGGATGGTACTATCCTGTCAGAAGTGAAACAGGGAAAAGACGGTGCTAGTATTAAGCTGTCTGACCGGATGAAAGCCTTGCAGTGGCTGTCAGATCACATGGATATGGCAACAGAGGAGCAGAAAGCGAAGATTGCTCAGATGAAAGCTCAGACGGACAAGCTCACTGGTAACAATCAGGAAATTGAGGACTTGGACGATATAGAAGGTGAAATCTATGGCAGCAGTAAATAATTTCACCAGGAAGAAGACGATTCTTTTTCATTTTTCCGAAAAGCACAAAGACTATATCAGAAAATGCCGGGACTGTTCATATAATGTGGCTGAAGGCGCTGTTCGTGCTGGTAAGACAGTTGATAATGTTTTTGCTTTTGCCCATGAGTTGAAAACAACACCAGATAAGATCCACCTTGCGACAGGATCCACAATGGCGAATGCAAAGATGAATATCGGCGACTGTAACGGGATGGGACTTGAATGGATCTTCCGCGGCCAGAGCCATTGGGGAAAATACAAGGACAATGAAGCATTGTTTATTAAAGGTCCAACAACTCATAACAAGCAGAAGATTGTAATTTTTGCTGGTGGAGCTAAAGAAGACAGCTTTAAGAAAATCCGTGGTAACTCTTATGGAATGTGGATTGCAACCGAGATCAACCTTCACCATGACAACACGATTAAAGAGGCATTCAACCGTCAGCTGGCGGCTAAACGGCTGAAAGTATTTTGGGACCTTAACCCGGATAACCCAAGAGCAGCTATTTATTCAGAGTACATTGATAGATACCAAAGGCAGCAGGAAGAAGGAAATTTTCCCGGCGGGTACAATTACATGCACTGTACCATCTACGACAACATCAACATTACTCCAGAACGTCTTCATGAGATCGAGAGCCGCTATGATGTCAATTCAATCTGGTACATGCGCGATATCAAGGGAATGCGCGTGGTGGCAAATGGTCTGATCTTCCGCAGATTTGCAGATGATATCAGTACCAAGAAATTTGGATTTGCTTTGAAAGAGAAGCCAAAGGATATCATGGAGATTAATCTCGGTATTGACTTCGGTGGTTCCGGATCTGGACATTCTTTTACTGCTACAGCGATAACAAGAGGATTTCAAATGGTGATTCCATTGGCATCCGAATGGATTAGCTGTAAGGATGAGAGTGGAAATCCCATTGAGATTGATCCGGACATGCTTGGAAAGATGTTCTGCAATTTCTGCCAGAAGATATTAAGCCGATACGGATTTATTACAGTAGTTTACGCGGACAGTGCAGAGCAGACGCTGATCGCCGGCATAAGAACCAGCTTAAGGAAGAACGGACTTGGCTGGATCAGAGTAGAGAATGCATTGAAAACAGAGATTAATGATCGTATCAATGCAACTTCAATTCTGATGGCGCAAGGGCGTTTTGCTTATGTGGATGGTGAATGCGACAGCCTTGTAACAGCGTTGTGCACAGCAGTCTGGGACCCGAAAGAGCTGACAAAGAATGTCAGGCTGGATGACGGAACCAGTGATATTGACTCCTTAGACAGTTTTGAATATACGTTTGAGCGGCTGATCAGCCAGCTCATCAGGTACGGGTGATTAATATGAATTATACAAATATGTATCAGGCGTTGCGTAAGATCCTGGACAAGGATGAGCAGATTGATTATGCAATGAGTGGGAAAACAGCAGCACATATTGAAATGTGGTCTGCATTATACAAAGATAAGGCGCCATGGCTGGATTCCAACATACAGAGCGCAGGGATTGCGGCAGCAGTAGCAGGCGAGATTGCCAGGCTGACAGTTCTGGAAGTAAAAAGTGAAGTATCCGGAAGCGCCAAGGCTTCATACATTGATGAAATCTACCAGAAAGTAATTGAGAAGCTGCGGATCCAGGTTGAGTATGCAGACGCAAAAGGCAGCCTGATCTTCAAGCCTTATGTGACTTCGAATGGTATTTCCATCCAATACATTCAAGGGGATAATTTCTTTCCCTTGGAATTTGATACAGAAACCATTACGAAATGCGCCTTTCTGGATCAGTTCCGCAGGGATAATGAAATATACAGCAGGATAGAAATCCACACTCTGAAAGATGGGCTTTTGAACATCCGAAACAGAGCATTTGTCTCCAGAACCGAGGGGCTGATCGGGAATGAAATTTCGGTTAATTCGGTTCCTAAGTGGTCAGAGCTTGCGCAGGAAATGACATTCTCTGGTATAGACAAGCTGCCGTTTGGATATTTTAAGGTACCGCTTGGAAACAACCAGGATTCGGAAAGTCCGCTTGGAGCTTCTGTATTTTCAAGGGCTGTGGAACACATTCAGGAAGCCGACAGAAGATATTCTCAGATCAACTGGGAATATGAAAGCAAGGAAACAGCAGTGCACATTGCACAGAGCCTGTTAGGAAGAAATCAGAGCACAGGAGAACCTGTCTATCCGGCAGGAAAAAAGAGGTTGTACAGGGCAGTTGAATATAATACAGGTGTGGTTGATAAGCCTTTTATGGACACATTCTCACCAGATATCAGAGATACATCCTACTTTAACGGCTGGAATCATCTTATGAGAATGATTGAGTTTGACTGCAACCTGGCTTATGGAACAATTTCAGATCCAAATAATACCGATAAGACCGCTGAAGAAA